CTAAAATTATATTATAGTAATCGCCCTATGGAATTTGCTTTACGATAAGCGTTCTGGAGCAGGGATCGGGTCACCGTTACGTTGCCCAACAGATATATAAAGGCAAAAATGCTAAGTCGTTGATAACGTTGGATACCGTAATTTGTTTACTATAATTTACAATAGTTGTTACTAAAATAAATTTAAGCGTTTGGGTATATAAGTGGCATTAGATTTTAGTAAACACTATAAAAAGTAGCATTGTTACTATAAAAGTGCTAAAGTAGGATTTATATAAACGGTAAAGGATATTTAAGTATGGCATTATCAACAGACCCAAGAGATATAACGATTACTATAAATACTCAAGAGCTAAACACACTAAGGAAGTTTTGGAAGGATAACCACAACAGGAATGGTAATGAGCTAGTTCCGGAGGCTGAAAAAAGAGTCAATAAGAAAGCAGCAATAGAGGCTATAGACAAATTAGTTGCAGAGGCGCATAAATTTGCCAATATGAACGCAAGTGACAAATGTAAAGAATTTGCTGATGCGTCATTAGCTATTGCTCAAGCAGTCCTGACTATGGAAAAGGTGTAGTTGTGGAAGACACGTACAGCATTATCAATGACCGCACTGGGGAGATCATCCCGGTGGACATGTTTGTAGAACGCATACCGAAAATGTACTGGGAAAGATCCTATGCCAGAGTATTAGCTGAGTATATTGGTGTTGCAGGTACCGCTACAAACAAGGTGCTGGCGTGGCTGATTAAGAACAAGGACAGTAACAATCGTATTATTGGTACGTTTGCTGTTATCGCTAAAGAGTGTGGTACGACAGTCCCGACAGTTTCTACATTGTTTCAGAAGCTGTATAAAAGTGAGCTGTTGAAGAAGGTTCATAATGGTGTTTATATGCTGTCACCTAATTTACTTAGGCATGGTGGACAAAATAAAGGTGCAGTCTTGTTCAAAAAGTGGGATGATTGTTAATAGGAACTTACCCGACAGTAGTTCAAGTAGTAAAATTTTTATCTTGGTATAGCTGAGTTTGGTTTAGCACTGCGTTTGGGGCGCAGAGACAGGGGTTCAAATCCTCTTACCGAGACCACTATTTCGCCTGTATGATGGAACTGGTATACATGACGGTCTTAGAAACCGTTGCCGCAAGGCGTGTAGGTTCGACTCCTACTGCAGGCACCATATTTAGGAAGGCTCGCATAATTAGTATTGCACCTCCTTGCTAAGGAGACATCAGAAAGGGTATGCAGGTTCGAGTCCTGCGCTTTCCGCCATTTTTACAAGTACCGGGCCTTTAGCTTAGTTGGTTAAAGCAGCTGACTCATAATCGGAAGACCGTTGGTTCAAGTCCAGCAAGGCCCACCATACATAGGGAAGTATGCTACAAGGTGTGGCAGCGGGTTGTAAACCCGTGGCGTAAGCACGAATGGTTCGATTCCATTACTTCCCACCATTTTAATACGCCCACCAAGCCTATCGTAGAAGCTCAAATTGCGTGGGCTATCCCAAAACCCCTCCTTCCCCTTACTTTACACTTAGCTCTACGGACATGCTTGCGTAATTGTTGCGTTATTGACTACGAAAAGTACATAGTGTACTATCAATTTTTTGAATAACCTTAACAGGAATCAAGTATGCAACAATTTATAGGTACTAAAATAGTAAACGCTAAGCCAATGGATCGTTATGACTACGTTACTTTACGTGGTTGGGGGTTGCCGGCAGATGAAGACGGTACAGATGAAGGGTACTTAGTTGAGTACTTAGATGGTGGTAAATCTAACGTTGAAGGTTTTTCAGGTTATGTAAGCTGGTCACCTAAAGAAGTATTCATTAACGCATATAGCACTTCAGGTAGTTTAACATTTGGTGATGCTCTTATAGTTCTGAAAGCAGGTGGTAAGGTTGCCCGGGCAGGTTGGAATGGTAAAGGCATGTGGCTTGTTCTAGTTCCAGGTACTCCTAATATCGTACCACGTAAGGGTAGCCCGTATAGTGATGCAGGTGTAACTGAAGAAGTTGAGATCCTTAGCCACATTGACATGTACACAGTTAACTCTGCTGGGCGTAGAGCAATGCTACCGGGTTGGCTAGCTAGTCAGACAGACATGCTGTCCTCCGATTGGTGTATCGTAGACTAACCTATGTTCGCTACAAGGCGTAAATCAGACGTGTCCAGTAAAGATGGACTTGGGCGCGTCTACATACTTGAGATCAGACTTAACAATAACGAAGTCATCCATAAAATTGGTATGTGTAAAGCACCAAGGTCTACGGACAGGATGATGGAGATACTTAGATCTTGGTTCCAGGCCTATCGTTATGTGCCTAATACCAGGTGCCGGCTAGACTTTGAAACTGGTGTGCCACTACTTCTTGAAAAGCATCTACACCAAGTTCTTAGTGAGTGGAAGTGGGTGCCGGACAAGAAAGTAGACGGTGGCCAAGAGATGTTCAAAGACATAGACGTAGAGGAAGTCATTAGCTACGTTAAAGACTTTGATTATAATTTATTATTGAAAGGCGTTAATGCCATAAGCACTGACGACCTTGACTACATTAGATCTAAGATTCCAGCTGAAGAGTTTGACTTAGACGAAGACATAGCGTTTTAGGACAATACAATGGCATTACCAGCAACAGCAGAACGTGCAATAGACGCAAGATTAGACATAAAAGTGCTACAGGCACAATTGTCTGCCAAACAAAAGAACATGATTACCGATGACACGGTAGCTGAGCTGACCAAGTTAGCTAACGATCCTGACTACGGTGAGGAGTTCCTTGACGTTTACCGGGATCACCTGAATATCCTGGGTTCTAACAGCAAATATACGACAAATGGCTACATGTCTGCAGTGAAATTCTTCTCACTGACAGAAGCCGGCAACAACATTACTGATTCGTACATCATTGTGTTTCCTGAACGACTTAAGTCACGTACAGATCGTGGACAATCTAAGGCAGACATTCGTGGTGAAGCTTCACGGTACAATAGTACTGCATTAGTTAACGAGATCCGTAAAGTTGCAAGCATTCCTATTCAGCTTATCCACCGGCACTTACTGCATGAGGCCATATTAGAACAAGCAGACTTAATGCGTAATGCTCGTTCTGAGATGGTACGTCAGAAAGCTGGTGAGGTTCTGATAAAAGAACTTAAGCCTACAGAAGATAACGTATTAAGTATCAGAGTTGAAGATGGTGCCAAGTCTGCTATTGCCTCTCTACAGGAAGCAACTGAGAAACTTATTATTAAGGAACAGCAGAGCATTCAAGCCGGTGTTTCTATCACAAGTATTATCGAAGCTAAGATTGTACAACCAGAACAGGATGCTGATGAAACTGCTTATGATGCAGAATTTGAAGAGATTGTTGACGTGGTACCTGAAGAAGAACCTAAGTCTGACGCAAAGTGGGAGTTTTAATGGCAACTGCAGAAGCTGTAGAAGAACTTGAACAAGCCACTGTTGACTTTGAGAAGCTGCTGAACCTAATTGATTACACCCGGTTTGACTCTGGTTATGTGCCTAGTAGATTCGCCTTAAAGTTCATAGCGTTTATCAAACTAGTTAACGGATCTATGGGTGAAGAGAACACCTCTCCTCTGTTCCACTATGACATGTTAGATACGCTCACAGAATCAAGGCAGAACCTGTTTGTTTGCTTCCGTGGAGGCGCTAAGACTTCCGTGATACACGAATACATGTTTCTGTATATCGCCGTATACGGGCAGGTAGACGGGTTTGGTGAGGTTGATGTTGCCATGTACGTAGCTGACACAATAGACAACGGTATCAAGTCTATGAGGCAGAACTTACAGTACAGGTGGGATCACTCACCATTTATGCAAAAGTATGTCCCTTATACTAAATTTATTGATTCTGAGTGGGAGTTCCAAAACGCTGACGGTAAGATGTTCTTCGTCAAAGGGTTTGGTGCTAATACCGGTGTACGTGGATTTAAAAAGTATGGTCAACGTCCCACTTGGTTGGGCTTAGATGACCTTATGTCGGACAAGAACGCTGAGTCTGCAACGATTGTAGAGGACATAAAGAAAGTTCTGTACCGTGCAGCACGTCAGTGTCTACATCCTAAAAAGCGTATGATTAACTGGACAGGTACACCGTTTAATAAACAAGACCCTCTGTATGAAGCAGCAGAATCAAAGTCCTGGAACACCAAGATCTACCCTCTGTGTGAGAAGTTCCCATGTACCGAGGAAGAATTTAAAGGTGCTTGGGAAAACCGGTTCCCTTATACGTTCGTTAAACATGAGTACGAAAGTTTGAAAGAGAGTGGTGAGTTAGCTGCATTTGACCAGGAGTTAATGCTACGTATAACGAGTGATGAAGATCGCTTAGTTAATGATGACGACTTGGTGTGGTACAGCCGTAAAGACGTTCTGAAGAACAAAGGCAGCTACAACTGGTATATCACTACTGACTTCGCAACTACAGACGGTGCTAAGTCTGACTACAGCGTAATATCTGTATGGGCATACAACAACAATGGAGACTGGTTATTGGTAGACGGTATGATAGGCCAACAGCTTATGGACAAGACATTGGCAGACTTATTCAAGTATGTGTCCATGTACAAGCCGTTAGAAGTTGGTGTAGAAGCTAGTGGGCAACAAGGTGGATTCATAGCTTGGATTAAAGCTGAGATGATAAAGAAGAACGTATTCTTTAACCTGGCTAAAGGACACGACAGTAAAAAAGAAGGTATCGTACCCAAGTCAAAGAAAATTGCACGATTCATGCAGTTCATGCCTATAATATCTGCTAAGAAGCTACTACTTCCTGAAGAGATGAAAAGCTCTAAGTATATGGTAGAATTGCTGGAAGAGCTTAGGTTTGTTACTAAGAAAGGATTCAAGTCAAAGCATGATGACGTAGCTGATACTCTATCTATGTTGACTGAACTTAGCCCGTTTGCTCCTAGTGAAGAAACAACAACAGAATATGTGCAGAACGAAGAAGGAACTTTTGCAACATTTCCTGATGATGACGAGCTGGATAGCGGGTATAATAGTACAGTATTTTAGAGTACAGTATGGTAGTATAATTAAAATTTAAAGGTTACACGATGCTAGTAAGCGAAATTATAAACTTAGCGAGTAGCTCAGAGCTTAGGCAGTTATCTGTCAGGACTGATACAAATGCAGTTATCGGGTTTATAAACCTCGGTATGCTAGAACTCCATAAGCGTTTTACCTTAAAAGCTGAAGAAGCTATTATTACCTTACAAGACGGTAAGACTCTTTACACTTTAGATGGTACTGATACAGACGTGAGTATCACAAATCCAGATAACTTCCTTATCGCTATAGAGTGTTACGATGAGTCTGGTAAGCTAGTTCCTGTTAACGACGAAAGAAATCTATTAGGTATAATGACCCCTAGTTATAATACAATTGAAGTCATTAACGTCACAGATGGTGCAAAGCTTAGCGTTATATACAGATCGTCAGTGCCATTTTCTACAGCAGTAACAGACAACGTAGCGTTACCACCACAACTTTTGGAATCTCTACTACACTACATAGGTTATAGGGGTAACACCACTGTATCTGCTGATATTAAGGCAGAAAACAACACACACTACATGAGGTTTGACCAAAGTTGTCAACGAGTAATAGACCAAGGTTTAGTGCTTTCTGACGATATGGAATCTTACAAATTTGACCAAAGAGGTTTTGTCTGATGGTTAGAAAAGCCAGTTCGCTAGTATCAAATACGTTAGCTGTAGACAGAGAGCTAAGTACAGTTAGTTACGATACTGTAAAAATTGTAGCTGATAAAATTACACAGATTACTAACTTAGAATCTCAGTTAAGTACAGTAGCTTCACAACTTGCAACAATAAATTCAAACCTGGCTCAAATGAACCAGGATACTATAGATACTGCAGCTGATGTAGTACTTACCCATGCTGACGTGGTTCTTGCAGAGGCAGATAAAGTACAGACAGCATTAGATCGTATCGCAGTAGCTGCTGATCTAGTGTTAACAAATGCTGATGTAGTATCAGCAGAAGCTGACAAGGTACAAACTGGATTAGACAGGGTAGCAACCAATGCAGACGTAGTTCTTACACACGCTGACGTTGTACTGGCTGAAGAAGATAAGGTTCAAACTGGACTTGACAGAGCTGCCACTAACGCTGACGTTGTACTCACCCATGCGGATGTAGTACTTGCCGAAGCCGATAAAGTTCAAACGGGCTTAGACCGAATTGCGACCGCAGCAGACGTAGTTCTAACTCATGCCGATGTAGTCCTTGCAGAAGCAGACAAAGTTCAGACAGGTCTGGATCGAATCGCTACAGCAGCCGATGTCGTGTCTTCCGCAAGTAACGCCTCCACAGCCACCACAAAAGCCTCGGAAGCATCCACCTCTGCCAGTAACGCTGCTTCTACTCTGGCCAGTGCGTTAGTCAAAACCAACAACCTATCTGACCTAACTAACGCAGCAACGGCTCGGACAAACTTAGGTGTAGACGCAGCAGGCACAGTTGGTACCCACAATCATAATACTTTATACGACCCCATTGGCGCATCTGTCGCTATGGCAATCGCTCTTGGAGGTTAAGAAATGAACACTTTTAAAAATGCAGGTGTCGCAATCGGTACCTCACGTACCACTTTGTACACTTGCCCAGCAGCTACTCAAACTATCTTCCATGCACTGTACATCTCAAACATAGATGGTACTAATGACGCTACAGTGACTATTGAGATTACAGTAGATGGTGGCACTACATACCGTCATATTGCTAAGACTGTTTCAGTCCCAGCAGATGCCACGTTAGTACTAGATAAGCCTATCAACTTAGAAGCTGGTGATATTATTGGATTGACCGCATCTGTTGCTGGTGACCTAGAGGTCTTTGCGAGTATTTTGGAGATCACCTAATGTCATATATCGGTGATGTCGGAAGGTTAGACACAACAATTAACTCAGACGTATCTAAGTATACCTATGAGTACATTGCTACAGCAGGTCAGACCGTATTCACCGGTGCAGATATTAATTCTGCTACCCTTGGATACACAGCAGGTAACATCATTGTTACTTACGGCGGTTCTGACTTAGCTTACTCAGATTACATAGCTACTGATGGTACAAGTGTTGTATTAGCTGATGGTGCTGTTGCAGGTAAGGTTGTCCGTATTGTATCCCTACAAGCTTTTGAAGTAGCTGATACTTATACTAAGGCTGTAGCTGATGCTCGCTATAAGTCTATCACTGCATCTGAAGGTGGCCCTAGCTTGGGTACTGATTCAGTTATCCGAACTAACATAGACACCATCAGTGAGAACATCACAATCCCAGTCAACACTAATGGTATGTCGGCAGGGCCAATCACGATTGCTAATGGCTACACCATCACAGTCAATGGCACTTGGAGCATCGTATGAGTACATTAGAAGTAAAAGAATTATCCCATCCAGCGGGTGAGGTGATTAAGATTGCAGCAGGGAAGACCTTAGATTTACACAGTCAGGGTGATGTTAAGATGCCTGCTGGTAGCGTGTTGCAAGTGACTCAGAGTGATACATTTCCAAGACTCACAACGACTACTTTAAGTACATGGACTGCAACTGGTCACGGGATTGCAATCACCCCACAAGACGCAAGTAATAAAGTGCTAGTAAGTTTTACACCTTATGGCAGGGTTATAGGGAGCGCGAATATGGTCAGGTGTGGCTTTAGGCTACTCAGGGGGTCTACTGTTATCTGGAATACAGGGGGTTTTGTTGAGCATCTTCATTCTGGAGGTACGCCTCAAGAAGTAAGCGGCTTAGTAGCTATTGAGTATCTAGACTCCCCTAACACAACAGCCTCCACTATTTATAGCTTAGAGGCATTCATGCACCAAGGCTCTACTATGATTATATTTGAGAGTAGTGCTGGTTCAGGGGCAACATTACAGGAGATCGCAGGATGACTTCTAAACTAAAAACAGACGTTCTTGAAACAGTCTCAGG